CTTTCAGCCCCGCAAACTCAGTAATCTTCCTCCAATAGTTGTATAGGATCTCCTCGCGACCTATCATTGCCACGTCGTCTCCATTGATTAATAGTCTAGCTTTGTGCAGAGGGATATCCCTTCCTGCATCTAGCTCCATAGCCCAGCGACATAATGCCGCATTGGCTATGCATAAGACTGGAAACGATACGATCGAACCCATTAACTGCCCACTAAGCTGAGGAATCTCATTGACTTCCCACTTAGTCTTAAAATCATGCATTAATTGTCTGAAATTAAAAATATGCCCAGTGAGAGCCCTCTGTAAGAGGATGTTCTCTGCCTGGGAGAGTTTCAGACGATGAGCTAACCTATAGGCTACGGTTTCGGATACCCAGGGTTGAAGGTTATCGGTAGCGGCTTCATAGTCGCCACTGATATATTCTTCCCCCTGCTTGGCTCCTCCCCATAGAACCTCAGATAGGATTTTCTCATCCTGCTCTTCACCGATCAAACGAAATGTCGGATGTTTTCGCAGAATTCCATGAACAAACCTTTGCAATGGTTTGAGCGCAGTCGATGTTAAAGGCGGTCCTTTCGTGATAATTCTCACTTTTAGAGCTTCTGGAAGCGCTACCGGTGCCACATATGGCTTTTCGGTCATTGCTTTCTTAAGAACTCTCCAATAAAAAAGAGAAAAATTTCTTTTGAGACGCGAGTCATCGTATTCAATTGCGTATGACCATTCCTCCTGACTGATTTCTTCGTCGTCCTCCTCTACATACTCATACCTATGTACCGGCTCTTCCTGATGCTTTCTTTCCGCACGAAATTGTGTGTTAAGAAGTGGATCGGGACCCCGATCGATATTATAGCCATGAGTCTTTCTTTTGTTTACAGTTATAAGCCCTCCAGGTTCCTTAAGCCCTGCGAGGAGATACTCGTCATCCAAAATGGCACCTACTGCTCCCATATCGTTACGGGAATTTATATAATTTGCAGATGTACTTGGGAAAAATGGTTTAATCCTATCTTCGACGGTGTATTTCACCTTACAGGTGAATATCTCGTCGACTGTTCGATTAAGTTGCTTAATAACCTCATCTTTATTGAGGCTAAAGGAACTCTCGTTTTGAGGTTCGAAGTCGTACCAGGCAGAAAATCCCTGACTATCGACTTTCGGTTCATACTTGAACTCAACGTCCGGCTTAGCTTCTGCCGGTGTTGTTAACTTCGTTACGGTTCCTTTAAGTGACTTATCCAATTTCTTTCCCCAAGGCCTCGGCATCCCTTTCTTCGATTGAAGAATCGTAGTCAGGAATCCAAGTCGCCTTTTTTTTGTCTCTGCGCAGTATTCCATTTCTCGACCATTGATACGC